TGTCGGCTATTTCTCAAACGTTGGAGACGTGATAAGCAACATGTCTTCCAACGCAGTCGACAATCTAGTGACTGACTATGCATACGTCATGCGCACCAAAAAGGTGCATGAGACGTATACCGCCGTGGGAACTTTTAGAGGGGTTAATTCCTCCTTTAAGAACTCCAGCGGAACTTATTCTGCGACGTCTTCTCAGACGACGGAGAGTAAGAGCAGGTCAGCCTCTACTCCTTACGGATTCGGAGTCTCGTTTGGCAGCCTAAGCGGTTACCAGACGGGAATCCTAGCCGCGCTTGGAATCTCCAGGTCGCGGTTCTAACCATCAACCTCCGGTGTCCTTCCATGTTCGCAGACCCTCAATCCATTACCGTCAACGCAGTGGCTCAGTCGCTCCCGGCTATTGCCAGGAACGATGTGTCCAGTAAGTACCAGAAGGACGACGCGACATTCTCTATGTCGATCGCCCATCAGTACAAAGCTGAACGCAACCGCTTCACTGTCCGCATCGATGCGAACAAAGTCGCGGCTGATCCTCTTGCGAGCGCGAACAATCGCGTGTATTCGCAGTCCTGCTATATCACCATGGACAAGCCTACTGTTGGGTACTCCAATGCGGAGACTCAGCAGCTTGCTTCGGCCTTGGTGGCGTGGCTGACTTCTGCGAATATTTTGAAGGTTCTGGGTGGCGAGACCTAACAAGGTCTCACGATCGAGGGAACGCGGGCGTGGCTCGGATGGCGACCCAAAGTTAGGGGGCACCATGAAAAGCCTTGCCTGGCTCACGGAGGAAGTCCTGCGAGATTGCGGGACTAGGTGCGGTGCCGACACTCAGGCTGACGTAAGAACTGTCAGACTGAGAACTGATTACGAGGGCGAATCGTTTTTAACGATCACCCTACCAGACCTGGGCGCTGCCTTTGACAGGGCAATTGCTTCAGGCCGGTTGGACCCATCGATGACGCCTGCTTTTGGCAAGCATCCTCACGGTCTCCCCAAATTCCTTCGGGGTTTCCTGGTCCAAGTATTCAGTCTAGACGGCGTCTTGCTTCCGACACCTTCGCTTGATGCTATTCAAGCGATTCGGCAGATATGTAACCTGCAGAAGAAGGTGCTCCGTGAATGCGTTGATAAGCGCAAACACGCAGCACTAACAGGGTATCGGAAGACTGACGATGAACTCGACACGGGTGAGCCCACAAACGACCCTGACACTCTTAGAGCGTTTCGGTTTGTTAGTGGCGTGGTTTGGACTTCTGTTCTTAAAGGCCTTCCTTTCGGAGACCTCTTTGACAGACTGCATCCAGCACACGGACCTGGTACCACCGTTGAGCGCGTACTTGGAAACTCTAAGTATGTGCTTCGCAAGTGGTACACGCGTCTTGAGAGACACTTTCCCTTCACCGAGTTTGGACTGGCTTCAGTCCGTAATCTTGGTGAGGAAGAGTGTCCTCTAGAGCGAGTCGAGTTCATTGAGCCCCAGGACGAGGAACCTGTTCGGGTAACCCTCGTTCCTAAGACGATGAAGACACCACGAGTTATCGCGATCGAGCCTGTCTGTATGCAATACATGCAACAGGGGCTTTTGCGACAGCTCGTTCCCCTTATAGAAAAGGGACGCTACACTGGTGGTCGGGTCAATTTCTCAGACCAGACGATCAATGGAGCTTTGGCGTTAGCTTCCTCTCGTGATGGTCGTCTTGCGACGATCGACATGAAGGAGGCCAGCGACAGGGTGTCTCTTGCTCACGTAAACCTCATGCTTGAGTCTGTCCCCCACTTGAGGGAACAGATTATGGCGTGTAGGTCTACGCGGGCCGTACTTCCTGATGGGACGGTGATCCCTGTCAAGAAGTTCGCGTCGATGGGCTCAGCATTGTGTTTTCCGATGGAAGCGATGGTTTTCTTTATAGCCATCGTTGCCCGTCGGATGACT